TGATGGTGAGAAATTAAAATTATTAGTACATGATGAGTCTGGTAAATGGGAAAGACCAGATAATATTTTAAACAACTGGCGTGTAACAAAAACAACGCTGAGACTAGGAAGTAGAATAATAGGCAAATGTATGATGGGTTCTACTTCAAATGCCTTAGATAAAGGTGGAGATAACTTTAAAAAATTATACAATGACTCAGACGTTACAAAAAGAAACAGAAATGGACAGACTAGTTCGGGATTATATAGTTTGTTCATACCTATGGAATGGAACTACGAAGGATTCATTGATTCTTATGGAATACCTGTATTCGATACACCCGCAACTCCAGTTGAAGGGCCATATGGGGATCCAATCGATATTGGAATTATAGAGCACTGGGAAAATGAAGCAGATGGTTTAAGAAGTGACCAAGATGGTTTAAATGAATTTTATAGACAGTTTCCACGTACAGAAGAACACGCATTTAGAGACGAAACAAAAAATAGTATATTTAATTTACAAAAAATATACGAGCAAATAGATTACAACGATGGTGTATTAACATCTGGAGCTGTAACAAAAGGAAATTTTCAATGGGAAAATGGTATAAAAGATTCTAAAGTAATTTTTATGCCTGATACTAACGGAAGGTTTAATATATCTTGGGTTCCTAGTTTAAATTTACAAAACCGTGTAATACTTAAGAATGGAAGCAAATACCCAGGAAATGAACATATAGGAGCATTTGGGTGTGACTCATATGATATATCAGGAACAACAGATGGAAGAGGATCTAAAGGGGCATTGCATGGGTTAACTACTTTTAGTATGGAAGATGCACCTCCTAATTCATTTTTTTTAGAATATATTGCAAGACCTCAAACAGCTGAAATATTTTTTGAAGATGTACTTATGGCATTAGTATTTTATGGAATGCCACTTCTTGCAGAAAATAACAAACCAAGATTATTATACTATTTAAAAAGAAGAGGTTACAGGGGTTATTCAATGAATCGTCCTGATAAAACACATAATAAATTATCAACAGCTGAAAAAGAAATAGGTGGTATACCTAATACATCTGAAGATATAAAACAAATTCATGCAGCGGCAATTGAATCATATATAGATAAATACGTAGGATTACAAGAAGACGGAAACTATGGCAATATATACTTCAATACAACATTAAACGATTGGTCTAAATTTAATATAAACAATAGAACAAAGCATGATGCCGCAATAAGTTCTGGTCTTGCAATTATGGCATGTAACAGACACTTATATCAGCCACAACAATTAAGACAAACAAAAGTTTTAGATTTTGGGTTTAAAAAATATGATAACAAAGGAAGTATTTCAAAAATAATAAAATAGATGGATTTATTACCAAAAGGCATATTCCCAAGCCAAGCAGTTTCAAATGCTGAGAAAGCAAGTGAAAAGTATGGTTTAGAAGTTGCAAAAGCAGTTGAATCAGAATGGTTTAAAAGAGATTCTGGTACAGCTAGGTATTATGCTAATAGAGACAATTTTCACCGTTTAAGATTGTATGCTAGAGGTGAACAGTCAATACAAAAATATAAAGATGAGTTATCGGTAAATGGTGATTTATCATATTTAAACTTAGATTGGAAACCTGTACCTATTATACCAAAGTTTGTAGACATAGTTGTAAACGGTATTGCGGAAAGAACATATGATATAAAAGCATATTCACAAGACCCAGCTTCAATACAAAAAAGAACAAAATACGTAGAGTCTTTATTAAAAGATATGCGTACAAGACAATTTTCAGATTCTGTATATAATGAATTTGGTATTAATATATATGAGAATGATCCAGATACATTGCCTGAAAATGAAGAAGAATTGCAATTACATATGCAATTAAATTATAAAGATTCAATTGAAATTGCAGAAGAAGAAGCTATTAACAATGTATTTGATCATAACAAATATGAGTTAATAAAGAAAAGATTAGATTATGATATAACTGTACTTGGTATAGGTGCGGTTAAAAATGAATATACAAC